CGTCGTCTAAATCGAAATCTTCGTCGTCTAGGTCGATGTCATCAAGATCGTCGTCGCTAAGATCCAGATCGTCGTTATCATCGAGATCTAGATCATCATCGTCGTCAAGATCGAAATCGTCATCGTCATCGTCTTCGACTGCGTCTTCTTCTGCACCAAACATACTTTGTGCTACAGTGATCTTCATATCATCGATAGCAGCAGTTGCCTTTTGACCCATGATTTCATCGAATGCAGAAGCGAACTTAGTTGGCTGCTGATTCATAGAAAAGTTGATAAGATCATCAATATCGGCCATAGTTTCCTCCAAAATTTTTATTATTTATAATCACGCTGGTTTCTTCACCAGGTCTGGAACCTTCGGTAGAGACGGAACCTTAGTTGCTTGTCCTGTCTCTGGGCCAAGTGCTCCACTTGTATCCTCTGGTCCTGGTGCGTCTACTGGCTGGCCATCAGGTCCCATTTCAGCCGGCGGATTGTATTGCTCATTATCCTGTTCTTCAACGATCTGCTCGTCGATTTCCTTCATGTCTTCTTCAGTTTGATACAGAACATTACGACGTACCCATTCGTGTGAATAGTACTTGCCTGTATAGTCATCAATATCACGAAGCATTGAGATACGATCGCGAAGAATTTCAGTGTTTCTTAATTCAGCAAAGTGGTTGTCTTCAGAATATTCATACTTGAAGTTTGTTCTAAACTCTTGCCAATCTTCGCTGGTGATAACTCCCTTCAGGATCAATTGCTTCTCAAGGATGCGATTGAAGAGCTCTGAGAACTTACCACGAAGACGAGTCACGAACTTGGCGAACTTCACCTCGTCTCTTGAGATCTCGGTAGCACGACCAAAGTTGTACTGTGCTTCTGGATCAAGACGAGTAATAGGAACGTTCAGTGACTTGTAAAGCTTGCGTTGGAAGTAGATGATATCATCGATCTGACCAAGGTTTTGTCCACCAGGCAGTGTAGTGATCTCTGTACCCTTACCACCTTCACGACGTGGCAACCAGAAATCTTCAAGCATTGTCATGTGCTTACGGTCGTCACGAATCTCACCGGTCTGCGCATCGTAAACTACACGGTTCTTAAAGCGAGTCATGATATCACGAAGATACTGCTCGGCCTTCATCTTTGGTAGGTTACCAACGTCGATGTAGAAGATACGACGTTCTGGCGCACGAGAGATACGATAGATCACCAGTGAGTCTTCCATCGACTTCAACTGGTTCAGAGGCTTGATCGCCTTCTGTAGATATCCGATAACCATATCACCACCGACGTTGACAAGTCCTGATGATACGTTAACAACCGAGTCAACGGCGATTCGAATACCCTGAGAAGCAGGATCGTTATAGGTAGATCCCTGCGTAGGTGCCTTGGCGAATCCCTTATCGTTATAGATGTAGAACTCTTCGGCGGTCTTGTTGATAATTACGTTTGTATTCTTATTTGCTTTGACTCGTCTTTGAGTCTTGATCTTACGAATCTTACGTGGATCGATATATCTAAGTTCTTTGATACCTTCACGCGGAGCTTTCTCGTCGATGATGGCATGATAATAGAGTCTACCATCGACATACCACTTACGAAAGATCTCGTATGCGTGCTGGTTAAATTCAAGAAGCTCAACGACATTGTCGAACTCTTCCAGAATCATCTTCTTGATGTTCTCTGGCTGTTCTAGATCGTCAAGGTTAAGTGATACTATCTCTTTCTTCGGATCCATAACAATAGCTTCATTGACAATATCGTCAACAGCCATTTCAACATCCGGATGCATAGAGATCTCACGATACTTGCTAACAAGTTCTGCTTCATTTCGTACCGCGCCTTCAAGATCTACGTATTGGCCGTAAGCACCACCTTCAGAAACGACAAGTGCCCCATCCTCTTCGAGCTTTGGCGCGAAGGAAGGGAGTTCTTCTTGCGGTTTCTTTCGAATAATTTCAAAACCAAATAATTCGGCCATTTGGACTCCTGTTCACAAAAAAAGTAAGGGGAATGGTTACCCCTTACTTATTATCTTCCACCAGCATCGCTGGTAGTACCACCACTTACAGTCCAGTAATCGTATGAGAATGTAACCTGGAATGATTCGATCTGATCGGTTGTTGCCCAGTCGAGCTCGATCGGCGAGATCACGCTTGGGAAGATACCATCAAATCGGTATTCACGAATCGCCGTACCGTCTTTACCGTACTGAACTACAGTAGCGTTTGACTTGTAACGATTGATTTCACGAACGTTACGCTCAAGACGATTGATTCGGTTCGACCACTCTTCCATGGCGTTACGAATCAGGAAGTCTTCGTCGTTGATAACTGTTACTGTCCAGTCACCGAATGTTCTATCTCCGGCCAACTTCATTTGTCGGCCGAAGTAGAATACTGGAATGACACCGAGTGCAGCTTCTGGAATCTGAGCAGCCTGGACCATGAAAGGCGTCTTCAGATCACCAGCAGAATTTGCAGGGTTGTTGATACGCACCTGGAAAAGATTCTGACGTGCACCGCCGTAGACCAGTTGGCTTCTCATTTCATTGATATTAAAAGCCATTTCTTATTTCCTCCTAGTTTCTTTTATTTATTAGAACTGGCCGACAACTTCGTTGAACTCTACACCGGATCTTACGGCGACGAAGTTCAGCTGGATGAAGTTGATGCTCTTTGCTGGCTTGATGTAGATGTCACCAACAAAGCGGTTTGTATCCACAACCTCTGGAGTATTGTTTGTCTCGTCACAAACAACACGGAAGTCGGTGATACCACGGCGGCCTTGAACGTCACGGAGGAATGGTTCCACCAGATTGAGGAACTGAGCTCTTGTGAACTCATCGTTGAATTCGAAGAGCATCTGGTTAGCAGCTGTTGCAATTGTCTTTTCTAGAACAATGAACAGGCGGCGAACGTTAATGCGATCGAAAGCGCTTGGACGACCAAGAGCAGTCTTATCGCCGAACAGAACGGTTCCTTGACCTGGCTGTGTGATTACTGGGTTAACGTCGTTCTTGTACAGAAGATCACGGTCTGTCTTGCTTGGGCTATAAGCAAGCTTGACAAGGTTCTTGATCTGGCCACGATTGAAGCCAGCTGGCGAGAACCAAGGATCACGTAGATCGTCTGAACGAGCTGTTAGACCTGCAATATCACCATTCAACGGAACATAACGATATACGTCGTTATACTTGTCGTACTGGTACTTGTAGCCAGAATCGATGAATGCATACGAGCTGTTACGTACACTCTGACGGAATGTTACGATGTTTGAAGCTTGTGATCCTTCAACCGCAGAACCAACAACATCTTCCTTCTGTGGCGATACAAATACCACGCAGTCCTTACGAACTTCAGCGATATTGTCAATCAGATAGTTAGCTAGCTGAGCACCGTTCGATGCGCCAACAGCCTTACCTGCCATCAGAAGCGATACGTCAACCGATGAGGCATCAGCAAAGATGTCGTAAGCAGAAGCGAGAGCAGCAACCGTAGCCGTGTTCTCGTTCACACCATCACGTCCACCGATGAATGACTTCGAGTATGGAAGTGAGGTTGTTGAGTTAGCAAGACTTGCTGCAGCAGTTGTAACTGCTTCTGGACGATCATTTGTAGCCCACACGTAACGCGAGTTATCGTTGATGAGTGTCTTGTAGAAGGCGGTTGTACCGTCTTCACCGATAGCATCCGAAGCACGTGATAGATTCTCGTAAACTTCAAGAACGGTACCTGGTGTGCCAGTGTGCATGCCGTCCTCGTCTACAACTACAACACTTACTTGATCAACTGCTGTTAGACCGCGGTCTGATAGGTAACGCGAAGTACCTGGAGCGGTTGGAACAGTATTGAAGAACTCCCACTTACGTGAGATTGTATTTGCTGTAAAGTTCGAAGCACGATTCCAAGTATCTTCAAATGTGATATTGAAGAATGCCTGGGTTACCGCGTCTTCCGAAGTAACTGCTGGAAGCGATTTGATCTTCAGAGTCTGTGTACCAACAGTGCTGTTACCTAGTTCGATGTAGTCACCGACCGAGAGAGACTGAAGGATTGTGTTTGCAGCAGTCTTTGTTTCAGCGTATGTAAGGGTCGAAGCACCCGAATCCCATGTAAGGAAGACGTTAGCTGTTGTCGAGTTTACGTTGATCGTGATACCGGCTGCAGACAGCTGATCAAGACGGTACGTAGCAGCTGTTCCACCAACGCTTGTATTGCTGAATGGGTTGATTGTGCGGCTGTATTGTGCTGCAGAATCACACATTGAAACGCGAAGCGAGTTACCTAGATCACCTGGATAACGAGCTACGAACTGTGTGCTTGCAAAGGTAGCATTTGCAGGACCCTTGTCTTCGAAGTCATCGGCGTTCTTGACGATGTTGTCTGCAAGCTCAACAATACCGCTGTTAGCAACCGCATTCAGTGCAAGGGTATTTGCATAGAAGTTTAGCTGAGCATCTGTAGAAGATGTGGCATTTGCAGTTAGAACGACAGCAAGAGCGGTTGAGTTAGCTGTAACAGTCGAAACGAATGTTCCTTCTGGAATACCAGCACCAAATACTGCATGTCCGGCCTGTACACCGTGGTTGTTACCGGTGAGGATAACCGTCGAGTTGCTGTTCAGGTTTGCTGAAGCAGCAGAAACAGTGTTCGAAAAACCAGTTGTAACAGCTGCACGACTTACATACAGAGCATTGCCGTATGCAAGGAAGTTAGCCGCAGTAAAGAATGTTTCGAAGTTGTCTGATGTTGGCTTGCCATAACGTGCGGCAAGAGTATTTTCTGAATCTACTAGAATGAACTTTCCGACTGGACCCCAACGGAACACACCACCGAAAGCACCGACAGTGGTAGCCAGCGATGGGATGCTAGTTGTTAGATCGATCTCAGATACATTAATTCCAGGGCTGACTTGAAACGCCATTGTTATCTCCCTTAGTCGAAGGTGTTATATACTAGTTTTGCTTTATTTATAAGTTGAGGAAATTGCGTTTCTGCTCTGCCCAAAACTCGTCTCTGTATGTATTGTCATTACCAATCAAAGATTCATTGGTTTGATTATCATATTCATCATCGCCGGTACTCATAAGACCAAACGGAAGCATCTCTTCCTCGAACATCTTCTCGTTCTGATCATAGATCTGCTTGCGGATATCAAGGTCCGTGAGTTCTTTTAAGTACGGTTGTGTTGTTAGCCATGCAAAGAGAACGCAGCACATGGCCATATCATCATGGCCTTCTTCGGCTTCGTATGACTGATTACCCTTCAGGCTGTTCTTCAGTGAGAATCGTGTCAATTCATAGATGGTATCATAGTCTACAATGATAAGCTTGTCAGATTCTACAAGGGTCTTGAGTGTGGCACAACCGATTCTCTTGACCTGCTTCGTGGTTCTGACGCCACGGGTAGTTGATGCAGCGAATCCACCCGACAGGCTTTGACCTGAACGACCATTGTTGGCTGTCACAAAGATGCCCTCGTACTCGAGATCATAGTGAAGGATATCTGCCACCTGCTGGCCGATATCGTTTGTTTCTACAAGAACGACGGCGTCATTGTACTTCTTTGCCACCTCATAGATGATGTTAGGATATAAAAGCGGACTGAGCAGATTGTTTCTAAAACAGGCAACCTGACGATACGGTAGGTTGTTTACGTTATAGACGATGAAGGCAGAGTAGTCGGCACCGGCTCCTCGAGAGGTATCGACTACGATCGCATAGATCGTATCCTTAATCGGTTCCTCATATACCTTCAACCCGGCCGGCGTCGTATGGATAGGTTGCTTATAAACCATGTTACGAAGCTTGTTCGGATTGATGAGAGTATTCGATGATCCAAGGAACTCACACTCGTATTCCTGGCGGAACTGGTCCTCAGACGTATTGCTGATCGTCTCTTCTTTCCATGCCTCATCACGGCCTGGAATCTGTGACCAGTGAACGTCGACGCGAGCATAGGCGTTTCTACCCTCTTCGGACTCCGTCCAGATACGGTAGAACATGTTCATACCGTTCGGAGTCGAGGTGATCAGAACCTTTGAGCTCTGACCAGATGAGATGGTAGGATATACCGACGCGAAGAACTCGTCCTGAATGTTGGTAGGAACGAACGCGAACTCGTCCAGGTATACCATGTTTTGAGACGTACCACGAATGGCCGATGATGAGGTAGCCGAGGCAAGGATTTCAGATCCGTTCTCAAGCTTGATGTTACCCTTGTTCCATTCGGTAACACCCATCTGAAGCCACTTCGGAAGGTGTTCGAACATGAGCTGGATACGTCCAAGAATCTCTCGAGCCTGTCTGTCCTTGTTTGCCAGGATAGCGATCGAGTATTCTTCGTTAAAGAGGATCTTCCAGAGCAGATAGGCAGCAACGGTAGTCGTCTTACCAACCTGACGAGGCATCTTACAGATGACGAATCGGTTGTCTTCAAAGGCGAGAATCATCTCCTTCTGGAATTCCCAGAGCGGGAACACGATCAGACCTTTATCGATGTTAACGATCTTACAATAGGTTAAGATGAAATAGATCGGATCCTGAGAACACTTGATGTACTCGGATACCTGTTCTGGAGTATACTCTACCTTAGTGTCTGCGCGTTTGAGTCTCGGATTACCGAGATAGTTTTCACTCGCCATTTGACTTCTGTTGTTTTAAGTACTTTTGCAATTCTGCTGTCGATCCGACAAAGAGATTGTTTGTGACTTGTTGCGGTGTAGCTGCAGGATCGTCCTCAAGAAGCTTTTTCTTCTTGGCTTGCAGATCGAGTAGGTCTTTACTGGCACCGACCATGGTATTCATCATAGTCGAAAGGACCTCGTACGCTCTCGGATGCTGGCTCTGACGAGCCACATCCATCAGATCGAACAGAGCTTCCTGGCCCTTGTTGATCACGTCCATCAGGTTCTCGCGAGCAAACTCAAAGTCTGCATCGACCTGCGTTATCTTCTTCTGCTCAATAACAGCCGGCAATCCACCGCCGGTAAATTTATCTAGGTTACTCATTAGAACTTCTCTATAAAGTCATTGATGAATCCATAGTTATCTGTCGATTTGATTTCAAGATAATCAATAGAGTTTGCTGCGTTACTTGTTGGTTGACCGTTTGCAGTCAGACCTGGTTGTGCTGTCACCGTGACTGCCGGGTCAGAACTCTCGTCGAGTGTTGTGTGAATGTTAGCTTCAACGAACTTGATAAGACCGGACTTCTTGGTCGGACCGAATACGTATGCCTTCATCGTGAACGTCAGATCCCAGATGATGGCTCTTCTCTCTTCGAAACTGCCTTCATAAGAATCACTAACGTTTACGTCGTTCAAGATGATCGGAATGTCAAACGTGCCGCCGATCTCCGGAACCAGGTTTACGGTTGCTGTCCATTCCGGGGTAAAGAACGGCAGGATCTGTTCGACGATTCGCGTGCCATCCTCTGCGTTCTTTACCATGATCGACATTTGGAATGTGATGTTGTATGGCACAGGAGCATACTGATAGGCGATGCGATCGTCTGTTCCGTTGTTTGTCGGTTGTTTATAGATTCTGTTTAGCGTATTACGTTTTCTTTCAGAGTCGTATGTGAAAGAGGTCATCTCGAAGGAGATACGTGGAAGGACTACACCGACCTTGTTCGACAGCGTTGGGTTGCTATCGACACGGGCCAGGAACTTCTCCTTCGGACCATACGAGAGAGGAACCTTCAGCGTCTGAATAGACTCGCCGTTCTTATCGTCTCGGGTAATCCAGATATTATTGAAGACGGTTCCGAAGATGATTACGTACTTTCTCAGTACGTCATGGTGATAGGTGCGACCGAACATTATACGTTCCCTTCGCTAAATGGGTCGATTTGAGTCCAGTCAAGAATGCTTTCACCCTCCACTTGGAATTCGGTATTGTCTTCGTATGGATCTCTTGCTTGAGTTTCGAAGTTATATCCGCTTTGAATGATCTGATATCCGTCTTGGTCAGTGATAATGAACCCGTCCTGTGTAAGAAGCGAGTAGTCGGACGCGTTCAGTGAAAGATCCTTTTCAATACTATCGATGGCTTCGATGCCGGTATTGAGTTTTTCGGAGCTGTATTCAAACATCTCGCAGACCAGATCGTACATCTGGATCGAGCCCATCTGATAGAACACGGCGTTCTTACTTACGTACTTGATGATGAACAGACGATCAAGCATTGGAATATAGATGAGATCGCCTTCTCGAGGACGATCGATGGTTGCAATACTACCAACCTCGTTCATGAAGTTTCTAAATGACACGGTCAGAGTCATCTGATCACGAATCTCAAGATTGAACTTGGATAGGAAGGTGCCATCGCCTTCATAACTATCGACGTTCTTGATATACAGGTCGATTAGATAAGCGCTGTTATATTCTGAGATCGTGTCTTCACCATAGATATCGTCTTTTGCTACCAAGGTTCTAGGACAATACCACATATCATGGCCATAGATCTTGATAGACTCAAGCACGAGATCCTCTATCAAAAGCTGTTCTTGGCTATTCTGAAAATTATTGAAATAGAAATTGGTAGTCAAGATCTTATCCGATCATGTCAAGTACTGGAAGAGAGTAAGATGAGATCATCTCGTCTTCCATACGACGAATCTCTTCGGTAGCATCGTCGTAGATCTTTTCCCCGTTAAACTGTACACCGCCAGGAAGCTGCATGCCTGTAAACTTAGTGAGGTTCGATCCCCACTGTCTCTTGATCAGAGTCGTCGCGTAGTTCTGGAGCCAACGATCGTTCCATGCATCTGTCCATGTCTCTGGATTCACAACCTCGTACGCCTCGACAAGGAGGTATGTACCGGCCGGAACAGTATTCCAGTCCATATCGACATGGAGGCGGTCTTTGTGACGAGCATAACGAATCGGTTGCTGGCCGACAAGAAGCTCGGTGACAAGTGCAAGATGTTCCATTACCATATAGTAAGGAACGAGAGAGACGTTTGTCAATGTATAGAGGTCGTTCAGAGCGATCTGGTAACGAATATTGAAGAGGTCGTCGGCGCGGATTGATGGATCGCCGATCTGGAAGACGCGAACCGCGCCGATAATATTCTCTGGAAGAGTAATATACTTGTTGGCTTTGTCAGTATCAGTTACCTGATGCTTATAGTAGATTCTGTCTGAGCCATCGAAGTGGTAGTCGTACCAATAACGAATCGCCTCGTCGATGCGATCGTCTACCTGATCATCATCAACGTTGATCTCAATTACCGGCTTACCTAGTTTACGTAGGCAATATTCTTTGAACTCAGCTTTTGTTGTTGGTACAGCCATATTAGCATCCTATTTTTTCTTTATTTATTTATTCATAGAATGCCAATTTGATTTTAGAATCCGGCTGACAGGTTAGAAACTTTGGGTTAAGGCTTTATAAGCCATCAGGGCGCCTGACCTTCGTTGGACAACGACCAATTCCAGCTACCAATTGTAGAGCCTCCGGAAGTCGCTGTTATAGTTCCGTTAGCGGAGGCTGCAAAATATCCTGTTTCACCCACTTCTAATATACCATTGTTGTTGAGATCGTCCCAATACGTGTTCGAATCTAAGTAAATAGTAATCGATGTTGAGGCTATACTCGAAGAAACAGTCCCCCCAGAGGAGCTTGATGTAGTGAAAGTAAACGTAACAGCAGCACTAGATGATACTGTTACAGACGATGATATAATACCGGTGTTCGATACTGTACCGCCAGATGCAGGTGTAAACGTAATAGCAGATTTGCCGTAAAGATTAGATAAAGAAATAGTCCCCGACGCTACTCCGGCCAACGTACGAACTGCAGATTCGTTTAAAGAAATATTGGTAGTGGAACTTCTGCCTAGCTCGACATTAACGTTAGCCAAGGAGATAGCACCAGAGGACTGTAGTGTCATTTATTATTTTTGTTGTTCGTCTAGACTTGGGGCGTTAACACCATCACCTTCTCCTCCGCCAGCCTCGCCGCCTACATTTGGATCTGCTGGTGGTGTTGGTTCAGATGGTGTACATGCGGCTAGAAAAGCAGCGGCAAGAGCTAGAAATGCTATATTCTTCATATGTTATTACCCTTGGTTCAGTTGTGCTTGCGCCTGCTCCATGAGCTTGCGCAGAAGAGGATCTGCTACGCGGTGTGGAAGCTCCTGAAGAGCGGCCATGACCACGTTAAGCTCATTTACGTTCAATTCAAGTTTAACT